ATGCGCTGCTGTCCCGATCGGATGGTCGCCTGTGCCTCACGCAAGGCGCGCGCAACACCCTTGGGGGAGCCGTAGCGGGAGATGGCCTTGGCGACATCATCGTCGCCACCGGCCATTTCCTCGCGCCAGTTGTCACCCCATGGCGACTTGGCTTCGGTCTTTTCAGCCTCACCAGCAGCCGTTGTCTCGACTACGGTCTTTGTGGCTTCGGAGCCCTTCGCTGCCGCTGTGGTGGCCGCTGTGGTCGATTGCGTTGTGGTGTCAGCCGCTTTCTCGGTGGCCGTGGTCTCAGCGGTCTTTTCAGCCGCCGCAACTGCCTCTATCATTCCTTTGCCTCTTGCCTCTTGCCTCGAACTGGTTTGGCCTCAAGCGCTTTGAGCGTTTCAGGGCGCGTCATCTTGACGATCTGCGCGCCGACGAAGCGCCGGCCCTCATGGAAATCGGTTGCCCTACGGCCATCCTCGCCACCTGCCCGGTAGCTCAGGTCGTAGTAGTTGCAGACCTCGCTGATGATCCAGTCGGCGGCCATGATCTGCTGGCCTTCGTTGGCCTTTCCATCGAGGAAGGCGCGGACGGCCATCAGAATGTTCTTGTCGTAGGGGGCGGGAGCGTGGGCTTCCATTACAGGCCCAGCACCCTGGCTATTGCAGCGGCGAGGCTGGCAGACAGAGAGTGTCTTGCTATGTGCAAATCACGGTACTCTATAGGCCGCACGGGGAATTGCTTCAGGCGCGGGTCCATCTTCCATCGAGTGAACCGAAAGCGACGTCCCGCCTTGGGCCAAAAGGCACCTTCATTGCCCTTCCATGGGCAGAGCCAAAGTCTATTATCGTTTTGGTCAAGCCACCAGAAAATGAACTGGCACTCACTCCTGAGGGCACCGTTCCTGGACCGCTGATTATGGTGCGGGCCAAAGAGCCAAATGCCAGTCGCATCATACTTGGAGCTGTATCCGATTTCGATAGCGAACCACCGGCAGCAGAAGTCTACGACTTTCCCGATTGCCATAGTTGCCTCCTATGGGTGTTTCAGTTCTTTGGCCTTTACGAGCTTCACAATCGCCAGTGATGTTTCACGTGACATATCCGGCGAATCCGTTGCGCAGCCCGAGAGCACAATGAGCGCCAGAAGAAAGCTACGCATGAATGACGCGATAGGCGTTGAGGGCCGCCGCCGTCTCTCGTGCTACGCTTTCCGAAACGCACTGGCAAAGACGCCCTATCGGGCCAACAATCACCCAGACGCCATTCCGATGTTCAGCCACGTACATCACGCCGCCACCGCTGGTTGCTGGATCATGCCGGCCCGCTGGAGCGCCATCGAGGCATCGGCAACGCTCTTGCCAACCTCTGCCCCGCCCTGAAGCGCTGTGGCCGCCTGTGTGAGGCCATCCACCGTGCTCTGTTGGTCCTGGGCGTCCTGCTGCGTCTGTTCGTCGTTGAACCAGTCGGCAGGCGCCTGCGTGCCGCGCACGGCGTCCTTGGTGGCCTTCTTCCAGTCGATGAGCGTTGCCACCGACTTGTCGATCTGTGCACCGCCGGCAACGAGTTGGAGCGATTCCTGGAACGCCTGGACGTTCTGCCTGCCCTCAGCGGTATTCAGCGGGCCTTCGAAGGTAAACGTCACATCCCTGTCGCTCAGCGCCTTGGGCATCTCATCGATGTTGAAGGCGTTGTTCCTGATTGCCATCTGGAATCCGATGTCCAGCAGCGGGAGATGGTATTCGCTCTCGATGGGGCCGGTGAATGGCAGGATGGCCCGGCGATACTCCTCAAGCCTGGCTTGCGTCTCGAATGCGGTCTTCTCCTGCGGCGGCAGCGTGATCTTGTTGAGCAGGAACGCTTCCGCAATGAGATTGCGCACGTCCTGCTTCATCTCCATGCCGAAGCTCAGGCCGCTCGACGGCTGCTCGGTGAAGATGGCATCTTGAATCTTCTGGTCCGCCTCCAGATCTACATAGGTCATGCCGCCCGCATACCGGTTCACGGCATCGCGGAAGATTTCCCCGCGTGCGAACATCGGAGCGTCCACGGCCTTTTCGCCCTGCTCCAGAAGGATGCGAGCGAGCGATTGCAGCATCCGCCCATCGGGAAGTGCATTGATCGTGGCCGGGCTGAATGCCTGCGGGAAGCTCGATACCGTGCGCCATCTCGGAATGACGTAGTTGAAGACCGGCAGCGGGCCTTCGCTCAGAACGGCTTCATGCTCACAGTCGATGTAGAGCGAGCAATACGGATTGTCCTTGTACTGGCGCCGCTTGGCCTTGTCGTCGCCATAGATTTCCTCGAATGGCAGGACGATATGGCGGACCTTGAATTCCTGAGCCGGGTTCTTCTTCGCCGCCTCTGTAATGTCACGGTGCAGGTTCTTGGCCCAAGCCCTGCGCATCACCATGTTGCGCGCCGTCATGGGCATGTTGCGCTGGTTGTGATCGATCTTGCCGACCGCGTTCACCATCCAGGCGCAATCTTTCGGATGCCAGGTCCGAAACAGGAAATGCGTGCGATCCGGGCTTTCCTCTACTGAGAGAACGGGATTGCCGAACGCCACCCAATCGTGGTCCGCCTCATTGGTGGCGCGGACGAAATTCGCCCTGCGATCATACACCAGCCTGCGATAGTGATTGGTGGCATATTCCAGCCAGCGAGCATTGGCCGGGTCCTCGTCAACCTCGTCATAGCCCGTCTGGACCTTGAACCACTCGCCCTGCCTGAGCAAAGCTCCGATGGTGTTGCCGAGTGTTTCTCGCGCCTGGACCGGATAGGACTCCATCAGGTCGGTTACGAAGTCATCTCCGAGCGTGAGAGAGCGCGTGAAGTCGGATCGCATCGGGTAGAAATTCTCGCTGATTTCCTGGCACAGCGAATCCCACTGCTCTTTCTGCTTGAACAGCTTGTCGCCGATCGTGACCAGTTCCTTCGCGCGAGTGTCCATAGATTAGCCGGCCTGACCCAGCAAACTATTCGCATAGCTCGTAGTGCCGGCATCCGAGCCCGTAGCGCCCTGACGGCGCGAGAGCATCGTGGATGCTCTGCCCGTGCGCGCAGCGATCTGCTGGCGCTGGCGAAGGTCGGCAGCTCGCGCTTGTGCGTCATCGGGCACAGGCATTGGCGTGGGCGGTTCAGGCTTTGGCTTCTTGCCGAATAGAGCGCTCATTCAGGCTCTCCGTCGTTTCATGTTGGAATGGCCCAGCGTCACGACTGGCGTGCGCCGTCCGGTGATGCCGTAGTCGGGTTTCGTCATTGCCGGGAACAGCGATGCCAATCCCCAGATCATGGCGTCGGCCCTATCCGGCGACCGAGAGCCGACATATCCCGCTGTTGTCATGGCGCAGAGCTGGTCTTCCAAGTCAGGGAACAGCCCGACGAGCGAAACCTTCTGCTGTTCGAACAGGGCTGCAATGGGCTCCGCGCGTACCACCTTGCCCCGGCTGGCTTTCACCGCGCGATAAGCTATCGGTATCCCTTGCTTTGCCCCTGCCGAGCGGACAATCTCAGCTACCATCGCGCCGCCGAAGTTCTCTTCCGCAACGATGGCGTCGGCCTCATGCCTCACGAAAGCAGAAACAGCCGCCTCGCCCCATTGGGCCGGCGCCATACGGCCCGACAAGTCTTCAAGCACATAGCCGCGCCCGTCCTTGCCGAGCCCGCAAACGACAATGCCGACCTCATCGGAGCGCTTGTCTTCTTCGCCGGCAACGCCGGAGGGGTCGACCGCAACCACAATGCGCGCCATTTCGGGTATCTTGCCGTCCACGACGCGCTGTTGGTCTAGAAGCTCCAGCGTCCACAGCGCCGAATCCGACATGTCGGCGAACTGCCCGAGCCAGAAGCGTCGCCGCATGGCTTCCGACATGCCTTGAAGCTCCTCCAGATACGAGGCCGGGAGGTTGGCTTCGTTGTCCTTCGGGTTCATGGTTATGGCAGCGTAGTTCGTCGGATTCGCCAGCGCCGTCCGGCGATCAGGGTCCTTCTTCTCTACGAAAAGCTTGTAGGTCCAATGCGCCATTCCAGGCGGGTTGCAATCGTAGTAGGCTTTGAGCCTGAGCGGAGTTTTCTGGGCAAGGCGGGTGATCGCCATGTTGCGAGAGGCGTACGGGATCTGCGAGCACTCGTTTAGGTACAGCGTCGCGTATTCCTGGCCCAGGATCTTCTCTGTGCGCTCCTTGTCATCCAGGCCGCCGAACCAGA